CCTGCATACCGCGCTGGTCATGGGCGAGGATCGTTGCCTGCGCCGTGGCGTCGGCCCATGCGTCGGTGAGTTTTCCCGCCTCTTCCTGCAAGGCGCGATACTGTGCCGTGCCGCGCTGTCCCGATGCCTCCATCATTACGAGTTCTTCCCGTAATTGCCTCAATCGGGTGCGGAGCGATACTTGGCTGTTGGCACTCTTTTCGGCGGCCGCGGCCTCTTTCTTCAACCGCTGTTCGGTCTGATAGAGTTCGTCGCCGACTTTCTCGGCCTCGGTAACGATTTTCTTGCGTAACGCTATATTCTCCTTGATCGCCGTCTGCTGCTGTTTGAGGGCATCGTATTCGGCCTGAATAGCGGGAGTTGCGGCCTGCCGTCCGAGATTCGAGATTTCGGAGCCGAGCTGCCGATATTGCTCCTCCAACGCCAATACGGACGAGCGGTTGGTGTCAATCACTCGGTCGAGTTCGGCGTATGCGGTGTCGATGGTGGAAAGGGATTGCGACGCATTTGTGACGACTTCGATATTCAAGGTCGGGACGTTGGCGAGCAGTTGAGAGATTTTGGAAGTCTCAACTTCAACATTGGAGGTCAATCCAGCGACTTTCCCCTCGATCTGCTCGATGCCGGCATCGAAGCCGGACATATCTATCGCCGTGCCGAAACTTAATGCGCCGTCGTCGTTTTTCATATTCTTACAATCTCCTCGTCATCTGTGAAATCCGTGAAATTTTCAGGGTTATTCGCGTCTTTACTGCCATCGTAAAGCGGCGCGTTGCCGTTCTCGCCTTTGTCGCCGGGCATCGGCATTGCACGGCTATACATGATCGCGTTTACATAACTGATGTCGTATAAAGCGTATTTCTCTGTTACTCCGAGCGTTCTTGCGATTCCGAGAACGGTAGCCCAAATGCTGTCGTTCAGCCTTTTACCACTTCCTTTGTCGGTTTGAGGATATTCGCCTCTGACAGGGAAGTGGTAATGGCGAAAAAACTGCTGATCTCCATGTCTTGAAGCCGTTGTACGACGACGTTGAACAGAACCGTCGGACGGACGTTCTCTAAAATGGCTTTGGCGAGTTCCGCCCGTTTGTCGATCTTGATTTTCTTCTTGCTCTTGCGCTTGATGAGACCGAACAAATAGCGTTTCTCCTGCACGACGACGCGCTCCTCGGTGAGGCTCTTCGCTCCGAGGATAAGCGTCGCCGCGATGTCGCCGAGAGGCCGGAAAAACCGCGCATGATGCAGTACGGAATTTACGATCTCGGTTTTCTCCACTTTCTCCACAATCGGGAGGGAGGCGATGAACTCCGAAACGACGATGAGCGTTGCGATAGACGGCGGCGCTATTTCGTAGGTGACACCCTCAATCTCGATATTCCCTACATTTCTTTCGAGTATGGCCGATGCGACGCGGCTTTCGATAGTAGTCTGTTCCATATTCTGAATAAAATTGCGGAGGGTGGAGGATTCGAACCTCCGAAGCCTGACGGCTTGCCTCGTTAGCGGTGAGGTGCATTCAGCCACTCTGCCAACCCTCCGGATTGCGGTTTCTCCTCCAACCGCAAAGGGCGTCTTTCCGCTTGTCAGCATCTTGCGATGTTATGCCCCTGCTTGCGCGGCCCAGTCTGCGGCCTTGACGCGGAACTTCTTGTAAAGCTCCCCGTCGGAGCAGGCGAGCACCTTGAACGTGAGATCGACATACGATCCTTCCTCCTCGGAGCTGCCCGGTCGGAACGAAACATGCGACCGACGAATCTTGATGCCGATAGCACCGATATTCTTGGGCGTGAGCTTCACGGAAAAGTCGTCCGATACGACGTTGGTCTTGACGGTCAGCTCGTCGCCGTCCTCCGAGACCTCTGCCCCGTTGAACATCTTTTCCTTGTCGAAGTCCATCTCCTTGACGCGGGTCGTCAGGGTAACGACCGGCTCGCCCTCCTCTTCGGCAACCACGATCCCGCCCGTTGCCGTTGCGGTCAGCGTTTCGCCGTCCTCGGTGGCAAGCGTCGTCGATTTGTCGTTGATCGTCCCTACATCGGTCAGAGTGGCGGCCATCGCCTCGTCGTCGCCGGTCTTGCCGACTTCGATTTTGCACTTCGACCACGACATGATGATTTTCTTTGCCATAATCCTATTCTGTTATGCGGTTAAACTTGATTCTTGCGTATATGAAATGCTGCTCTATTTCCTCGTTGCGCATCGTCGTCGGTGTCGTATCGGTTTCGAGCCAGTATTCCGTACCACCTGCGGTTTCTACGAATGCGAGAAGCAGCTCCTCCAACTTGCCGATGCGGTTCTTGTCGGGAACCATCCGGCCGTCGGCATGAGGTATATCGGGGACATAGAGATTGAAGATCACCACGCCCGTTTGTACCTGTTCATCAAGTCCTGCGAGGAACTTGACGATCAAATCCTCCGTCGTGGCATTGGCAGGGCGCATTTCGGGTCGGTAAACCTTTCCTTTGATGGCCTTTCCGAGGTCGCTATTCTTGACGAAAGAATAGAAATCCCGCTCAATCTGCATCTCCGTTTTTATCATCTCGCTATTCGATTAGACCGTTGAGTAATTTCTTGGCAAGCGATTCGGCTTTCAACTCGGCGGAGGTGAGAACGTCCTTGTGGTGGACTGCTTCGACATACGCGGCGTATTTCATGCCTGCGCAGACGATCAGAACCACGCCCCACGGAAATTTCGCTTGCAGACTTTGGAGCAATGCTTCGGCGGCGGGCGGGCCGGCTTCGCCGTTGCCATCCTTGCCGCTGTATTGCTTCGAGGCTCCCGTCACGACGGGCTTCCCGTCCACAAGCACCACATAGCCTATTGATGACCTCAAATTGCCGGTAATATCGTTGTAGCTGCCACTCTCGCGGGCGATTCGTATGCACTCCTCCCCGATGAAAGAGAGTTGCTTCACGAGCAAGGCGACGATGTCTTTCATCTTGGCCTGCAATCCGGCTTTCAGCTTGCGCATGTCCGTTTTGCTGACGATGACGCCCTTGTATTTGCCGTGCGAGGTAGCGACTTTCGCCATATCACACCACGATTTGAGTTCTGCCTACGGTGGTGAGAGGTTCGGCGTTCATCACGCGGTATTCGCCGAGATTTTCGCCCATCCTTTCGAGTTTCACCCGATTGTAGGGGAAAGGGATGCACTCAACAAGGATCGTAAACGAAGCCTGCCGAAATTCGCCGTCTTCGTAACGCCCTTTGCGGTTATCGCTGTTGGTCTTGATGGAGCAGGGGATAGCCTCGCTCCATGCGGATTGTGCCTTGATAGGCTCGCCCCATTCGTCGATACCGCCCTCGGTGAGTATCTCGTAGCGCAATGTGCCGTTGTATCTCATATCACCATAGATGCGTGCCGTCCTCGATCACGCGCATATAGTCGGAAAGAACCTCATCCGCATTGAGACCATAATAGCCGCACCAAATCGAAAGGCTCTGTTTGAGGGCTTCCTCGCTCATTACGGAGGTCGATACGCCGTTCTCGGAGCGGCTGTTTTCGACATATCCGATGACAAGGCGGGCGGCAACCCGAAAGATCATAGGGTCTTTCGGGGTCGCCTCGGCCTTTGCGTCGATGCCCTCGTTGAAGAGCGCAAATTCGATGGTCGCGTTATCAGGATAGAATGTGTTTGCTATCGCATTGCACAAACTCCTCGTTGCGGTAAGGTTATCCACGGCTACTGCTGCGTTTTGAGGGTGTAGATGCCGTTCATTTCCGTAATTACGGGCAACGAGAGCGATTCGGCCTTGGTGAACTCAACGCCGTTGCTACCCTGCGTTTCGCCCACGCCCCATTGCGAGACGCGGATACGCCCGTAGTTGGAGTACGCTACTCCGGCCTCCTGTTTCAGCTCGTTGTTCGCCCATGCGTTTTTGACGATGCCGAGCTTGCCGTCGGGAATGAAAACCATGTTCTTCTCGTTCCACGGCGTATAGGGGACGCGGAGTTTGCCTTTCTGAATGCGAACCTGACGGCGGATAGGCTCGAAAACAGGGTAGCTGTTCTCCTGCATATAGGCGTTCAGGTCTTTCAGTTGCACGATCTTCGCAGATTTGTCGGTTCCCCAGATCATCTGCTTGATCTTCTTGCTGCGGCACATGTAGGAGATGCGCGACGGAGCGCAGAGGATTTTGCCGAATACGGTTTTGTCCTGTGCGGCGTCGATGATGCCCTGCACGTCCTCGAAGCAGTCCACCGTGTCGAGATTGGCATCCGTCCACGGGGTTTTGGACGACGCGATATTCTCGGCGGGCTGGTTGAAGTTGATCGTGCCGCGCACGCCACCTTCGGGGTTGATGTTGTCGTCGAGTTCGACGATACCCTCGTTCGAGAGCGGGCGCAGGAACAGGATGTCGAGCTTTGCGAGAACGGAACTTACGACCGTCGTCGAACTGCCCCACATCAGTTTGATGAGCTGCTCCGTCTTTGCCTTGTCGGGGAGCGACTTGCTGTCGAGGATTTGCAGAACCTTACGATAGTCCTGAATCGTCATCGGCAGCGTTACGGCATGATTGAGGATGCGCTCTTTCACGGTTTCCAGTCCCTCAGTACCGAGGATAGCCTCTTTCGACTGGTCGCCGATGGTCGGTGCGGCTACCGTGATGTTGTACTGACCGATGATCTCCTCGAAGTCGAGGCCGATAGTCGGGGTGTCCCAGTCGAGGAAACGCTCGAAGATTACGTTGTCGAAAAGCTGCTTGTGTAGTTTCGAGGCGGCATCGAAGCGAGCCTGTACGTGCTGCGTCAATGCGCCAAAGATTGAACTATAAAGAATTTCGGGCATGATCGTTACTGTTTAATGAACAGAATGTTCGGGTTTGCTTTGAGGCAGACCTTGCCGGGATTGATGAGCCAGTCTTCCAGCAGCGGGAAGTTCAGGCTCGGATAGAGGACTACCGCCTCGTATGCGGCATCAATCGTCGGGAGGCCCTTTCCGGTGAACTCCTTGACCGCGCCGACAACCATGTTCGGCGTGTAGAGAGGTGCGGCGGGGACGGCTTCATTGTCGCCCTCGGCGGCCGCTGCTGCCGATGCTTCAACGAGGATGTCGCCCTCGGCCAGCCCTGCGATGGCGGATGCGAACGTAAGAACATCGTACTCGGCATTGGCCGTGTCGATGGACTTGATGATCGGGGATTTGTCGGTTACTCCGAGTTTCATCACCACGTCGCCTGCGACGAAGTAATGACCTTTGGCGACGCGGGGCGCGGTGGTCGTGCCTCCTTTGAGAACCTTGGCGGTCTTGCAAACGGCGGCACTCATCGCCTCGAAATCGACATAGATAGGAGTTCCCCGATGCAACACCGTTCCGACGGGGAAGTTCTGCACCGGCTTGAAGCCGCCCGGCAGAATCTTGCACTCGCCGCGCCAAATTTCGGGCGTGTGGCCCGATAGCTGCGTTTTCTTGAAATCAATAGCCATTGTTGCAATCAATTTAAGGGGTGAATGATTCGGAGCTGTTACTTGTTGGGAAGACTTTCGGCCCAAGCCTTGGCGTCGGCTTCCATTGCCTCCTTGCTACTTCCTGTTTCATGCGCCTGCTCCTTGGGCATGAGGTTGTTGGTGACTAACTCCTGCTTGTAATCCGCCAGCTCCTTGTCGAGGTCTGCATCCTCTGCGAATGAGACTCGCTTCATCAGGTAGTCGGGGATTCCGAGCTTTTTAGCCTTTGCCGAGATTTCGGCCTGTCGCGTGGTCTTTGCCTTTTCCGCTTTGAGCGCGGCGTTCTCGGTTTCGAGATCGGTCAATTTTTTTTGGAAAGGCTTGAACCATTCGGGGGCCTCATCTTCATTTCCGCCCTCATCTTCGCCCTCGTCGTTGGATTGCGGTTTC